CTAGTACTGCTTAATAAAATAGTGACTAGCTTATTACGTTTTCTTCTTGTCAAGCCTAATCCTAAAGAATTAAACATTATTATTATCCATATATTACGATGCCTGTGGCAGTTGTTCCTGTTGCATAGATTTTAGTAATCTGTGCTGGGATTTCATAGTAGTCTGGTACAGTCATTGTTACTGTATCTTCACCGATAGTGTCAAACTTAATCGTACCACCAACAGTAATGTATACTGTTAAAGCACGGAAAGGTAAGACTTCAGAGTCTGACGGTGTTACGTTAGCAACACGGCGGGCAGGAGTGGCCAAGCCTGTGTTAAAGTGTTCGTTTAGTATAGCCATAATTTATTTCCTTCTCATTATTCTGCCAATACGTTTAGACTTATTCTCAAGTCTTCTACTCTTACGAGCATAGTGACCTAGCTTAATCTTGCGCACGACGTTGATTTTGTTTTCTTTCTTTAGAATAGAGCCATGAACGTTTCTTTCAATCTTCTCAGCTTTATTCCAGTATTTTTCACTACGAGCCATAGCTTTCTTTTTACGAGCTTGTAGGGTCTTCTTAGGCTTGCCACCTGATAGTCTCAGTTTGGTCTTAATAGCACTAACACCAGCACCCTTCTTACGCTTAGCCGCAGAAGCTTTAACAGCTTTAGCCAAAGCCCTTTTCTTGGCAGGGGTCATTGCTGACTTCCCCGCCGTTTTACCGACTTTCTTGCCGATAGCTTTTCTTAATAATTTACTACGTAAAGACATTACTGGCTCTTAGCTCTCTTGTAAGAACTTATAGAACGACCACGACCACGTTTAGAGTTTTGTCGTCTTTCTAATTGTTGTTCTTTCTTCCATTTAGCCATGCGTGTGTTTTGCTTCTTCATAGTTCTGCCCGCCATTGCTCCTTGAGCACCAGCCGCACCTAATAAAGTCAATGCTACTTTCTTCTTAGTAGACAGCTTCTTCTTAGCGCCTTTAGCAATAGCTTTCTTAACAGTCTTGTTTCCTACTTTGCTAAGGTTCTTAGCATTAGACTTAGCAAGCTTGTTGATAGCCTTCTTGTTAGCCGCAGATACAGCTTTCTTGCTACCTAGTTTCTTAGCTAGTTTGCTAGATATCTTGATTGAGCCTTTAGAACGCTTAGTCGCAGAAGCTTTAACAGCCTTCATAAGAGCCGCCTTCTGTTTAGCAGACATAGCTTTTCCTAGACCTTTACCAACTCTTGTTGTAGTCTTTTTGCTCTTAACAACTCGCTTAGCCATCTTGCCTATTAGTTTTCTTCTTAATGACATTACTGTACCTTCGCTTTCTTGTATTTAACTAAGTTTCTTTTAGCTCTTTTAGTGTTAAGTCTTCTTTGTGCCGCTTGAGCGCCATAAACACCAAAGCCTTTAGATACATCTTTAGCAACGATAGCTTTAGCTTTTCTACCAGTCTGCATACCTAATGCCGCTTTACCTGTGTTCTTAATTACAGAAGCAAGTATCTTAGCATCTAAGTTAATAGTCTCTCTTAGTAAGCCAGAAGCTTCATTAAGCCTAGCTGTATTAACACTTCTATTCTTCTTAGTGTTAGCTTTCTTACGTGTTAACTTCTCAACACCATAAATGCCACCAATAACCTTAAGTGTAGTTCCCGGTCTTGTTCTTGAAAACGCTACAGTCTTCTTAGCGAAAGTTCTACCAGCCGCTTTAATAGCCATCTTACGCCCTGCTCTTTTAGCCGCTGAAGCCTTTACAGCTTTCATTAAGGCTCTCTTTTGAGCAGAAGACATAGCCTTGCCCCGAATCTTACGACTCTTAAGGGCTTTCCTTAGTAATAGTTTTCCTATTGCCATGTTATTTCCTTCTAGAAGCCGAAGCCTCTTGTTGTTACTTTAGTACCGCCTCTAACGGGGAATAAATACTCTACTGCATACCTTAGTCCATCAGTCCAGTGTTCTACACCTTCCTTCTTACATATAGTAGCTGTATCAGGGTTACTCTCTACCCATGAGGTACGTTCTATTGATTTAATTGTGTTACCGCATCGTGGATGTATAAACATGTCTATATCACCATTAGCGTTCTTGAACTTCTTGTTTATAGCCGCTACACTATCAATGATAGGCGGGGCTTTGTTGTGTGCTCTAGTAGAGATTCCTTCAGCTTGTAATATGCTAAAGTCTGTTCTACCAACAGCCGCAGAGGACTTTCTAGCCTTACCACTAGGGTCAGGATAGGATATTATTCTATGTCCTCGATACTTGTCTGCTAGATTCCTAGCCAAGGTTTCCGTATCAGGGTGTCCTTGAAACTCATCTAGTATATGTATCTGATTACCTCTTAGAGCAAAAGCACAAGATGCCATAATACCGACGTTAAAGTCAATAGCTACGTGTACATCTTCACCACTGTCAAAGTAAGGTAAGTCTTTATCGATATGTTCTTTTCTGTTGAATGTATAGAATACTGTGTTACCAGAGTCCTCGAAAGATGCTGAATACTCTCTAGCAAACTTTAGCGGGTCTAGTGTTAATTTAACTCTCTCAATCTCATCATCATCTAGATAAGGAGAATCTTGATAAGTATAGTGATATGACTTCCATTGGTCATCAGCATCCTGTCTGTTATACATCTCATAGAAATAGTTATAACCCATAGGTGTAGATATTATAAGTGCTTTACCAGCATTAGCGCCATACTTCTTAGCGTTCTTCTCTGACCAACGTGTGGCAATACAAGGCTGAATAACAGACTCCCAAGATTCCTTAAGAGATGTACCAGCACCTTTCCATGAACATACCTCATCGGCTACGACAAAGTATTGACCACTACCACGCATACGTTCTGATGCTTCATACGACCATATCTTCAATATCACATTATTAGGGAACCAGAATGTTCCTGCTACTCTAGATGATTTCTCAGCATAAGCTTCAGCACCTAGTATATAGGCTATCAACGGATAATAGATATCAATAGCCTGTGCATAAGTAGGAGCAATAATAGCTACATTCTTATTAGGCACATCAGCACTTAATTCCATTAATTCTTGTACAGCAATCATAGCCGCAGTAGCCGCTAGAAATGATTTACCGAAACCACGACTAGCATTAACTACAGCATATCTACATGCTTGTTCTACGAAGAGGTCTGATATAACATCTGACTGTCCTTCGTGTAATACTACTTCTTCCATATTATTCTCTCAATACTTGGGTACTGTTCTGTATACCCTATTATACTTAAATGTTTGCTTTAGTTCTTTAGCACGCCCTGCATCAGGTATTAAAACCAGAATGATGATACAGAGAATGCCAATACTAATACATGTATGATTGTGCATACTATAATAATCTTCTTATTTTGCTTTTCGTCTTGCATTAGCACTAGCCTTCTGAGCTTTGCGTAATGCGGCTTTCTGTTTAGCTGTCATTGGACCACGCATACCAGATACTTTACCTGATGCTATACGATTACCAAAAGACTTATAACGAGCATCACTCTGTAATACCTTAGTACCACTCATGCCCATGCCTTTACCGATTTGTTTAGCGGCTCTTTGCATCTTCAACTTAAACTTAAATAGTCGTCGTTGGTATTCAGATTGTTTTAAATCCATAGTATCACCATTTTACCTTGTTAGCCCAATAAGCCGCAGACATCTTACCCTTAGCAATGTTAGGGGCATGTCTAGCCTTAAAGTTCTTGTTACGTTTACTACCATCAGGTGAGCCTTTAGCTCCTTGTTTACCGAACCTGATAGTCTTTATTGTTGAGCCTACTTTAGCAACAACAATATGTGATTTAGTCTTATGACCGGGAGTAGCTTTAGGTTTGTTATAACCACTCACACCGGCTCTCTTTAGTCTGCCATCTGGCTTCTTAGGTGTAGCCATTAGTACTTCTTCTTTCCCTTTACAGCACGCTTCTTATGTGTAGCGCCCTTCATAAGCTTCCCATTAGGCATCTTGTGATAACCTTTAGGGACTTTCTTAACTGGTTTCTTTGTCGCCATCGTTAGACTCCTTACGTGTTGTTAAGCGTATAGCCATAGGTTTCTTAGTAGATACCTCTTGCTCAATCTTCTCTGGTACTTTCTTATAACCATAAGCCATAAGGTTGTTGATGAGAGTTCCTTGTGTAGCAATAAGCTGTGCATAAGAACCACTACCGACTCTTATAGAGCCATCGTTTAAAGATACTTCAATAGCTTCATATTTCTGTATCATCATCTCGATAGGGTCGAAGCCAAGCTCCTCAAGTTTCTTGTAAGCCGCCATAGAGTTAATGTTCTTAGAGCCTTTAGGACGTCCACTGCCCGGCTTCCGTATCTTGTCTATATTTTTATTTCCCGGATGATTTGCCATATTGTTTTACCTCCTTTTAAGGTTCTGGAATTGTTATATTGATAACATACTTTAAATATTCAAAAAATATTATTACTTATCAACAGCTTAAATAATATAAAAATTAAGGCATTGAAAAATAATAAAAATAGTTTAGATTATAGTCACATTCTGGTAGTATTTTGGGGAACAGATGAAGAGTTTATTTACCGAGTTATTTTTCAGTATCTTCATCTGTTTTATTAGATGTGTCTTTGAGCGTTTCCAGTGCTTTTCTTAGCACTTTGTTCTCTTGTATTAGTATTTCCAACTGACGCTGGAGTGACGATACCGTATCATCATAAGATTTCTTGTTCAAAGCCATTGACCGGAAAAGACCCATAAGTCCGGCGGCAACGACAACGAGAAAGATACCTAGTGATGGCGGTAAGTATTGCATCAGTATCTTTGTCTCAGGTATCATAGTCGTGGTTTCCCTCCTATTAAGAAGCCATAAACGTAAAAGCTACACAAACAATAAGGTAGTGAGATAGCAGTTACAAGGTTCCATCCACCAAGTAAACCATAAGCTGATATAGCTATAGTTACCCAAGCGGCTGTTGCCATTAAGTCGAATACTTTCCTCTGAATCAGACCGTTATAGTATATCTGACAGAAGCCTAGTATTAAGGCCATCCAAGCCCATAAGAAGTTATTTACACCAATAGTCTCTTGAGAGAAGCCAAAGCCTGACCCAAGTAACATAGTAACAGCTACGAACCAAAAGCCCATGCCGGAAGCTTGTTCTAAACCACGTCCATAAGACCATTCAGAGTAAATAGGATTAAATTTATTATTAAGTGAGTGAAAGAAGTTATCAACACCAAGAGCTATTTCTTGGAATTTAGTAGTAATGTCCATATGAATATCCCCATAGTTGAGGTATTAAATGCGAACCAGATGTAGTTACTCAAATCTCTTCCCCATACATTACCAACAAGGTAAGAGGAGAACCAAGTACTTTGAGCTACCATATATAATCCAGTAGCTATCAACACCAAGATAGTTATAGGTCGTTTAGAACTCATCACAGAAGCTCCGACCAGTAATATTATAGTTGCCATACCAAAAGGTATAACATCGATTAAGTGATAAAAATTCATTA